CTTCTCGGTTGAGCAGCGCACTGCTCTAATGTCACAAGCCATCCGTCGCACCGTTAATGAAACCCTGCCAGATACCATCAGCCATGCTGAGAGTTTCTCACAGTGGTATGCCAGGCGGATGGCCTGGTCCGCGTCAGGAGGAGCCCCCGGTGCCAAAGTTAAATGGTCTGGTGGTGATAGCGAGCGGCTGAACAAACGTGGTGCCCTATTAGGTATTACTGAGCATTATCTACAGAACATTTTGCGGGATCCAAAAGTGGCAATCTTGTATTCCAAGGCGTCTATTAAGTACGAAAAAGGCAAGTGCCGCGCAATCTGGAATACAGCTATTGAACATTACCTCTTCCAGGCGTATATCCTTGAGATATTTGAAGGCAATGCGACACATAGCCCTTCACCGTATGATGGCAACTCACCCGTCACATGGAACAGCGCAGTTCATACTGCTCCGGAACGGCTCAATGCGCAGGCCTATAGGATGGCTGGCCTTCTATCAACTCACGGTCTGATGTGGGATTACTCCGATTTTAACATTAATCACAACCAGGATGACACAATTGAAATGTATCACCAGACAGTTGACCGCATCACCCATATGCTCGACACAACACTACCACAGCGCGAAAAAATCATATCCGATCTTAAGGAATGCCTTGAGTGGATTAGTGTTGCAAAAACCCACACTTACTTAGATAATAACGATCCCAATGATTCGCTAATTGCGAGCGTCGTGCGTTCATTGCAAAGCGGCGAGCGTGCCACTAGTTACACGAATACCTTTATGAGTAGGACCTACTTCCATCTTATGGACTTGTACTGTCAACAGCACCTATCCATCCCCTCTCCAATACTGCCCGGAAGTTTCCAACAAGGCGATGACGTCTTTGCCCTAACAGCGAACATCACCGATGCCCAGCTAGCTTGCTCGCTTATGAATATCTTAGGCTTCGCGGGCCAACTCCATAAGATCACATCTGACTACGGGCCGCGGGGAGAATTCCTACGCTTGTGTTATGATGGCTACGAGCGTAAAGTTGCTGGTTACCCAATTCGCGGTGGTGTAGGCCTCATTTCAGGTGAGTTCTTTATGGATAGTGTCTTTGACCCTGACGCTCGAGCTGGCGCCTTTTATGAAGCATACCAGAAAGCCAATCGACGCGGTTCTATTATCCCTAAGGCCACTCTCGACTACCTAGTTGATCGCAACTGCCACGTCACGTATACAGCGCCTAGCGGTGTCAAAAAACACGTTAGCCCCGATCTGCAGTACATGATGACACCCAGTTACTTTGGCGGTTTGGGCGTTTCCGGCCAGAGCACTTTCGTCCTCACAGCCCCAGAACTGACCTATGCTGACGGCGAAGTCACTGTCATTAATGGCTACACTAGCTCCCTCCCACGCCCAGTATTCCAGCCGCCCGTCAAGGACGCTCGAGCGCTCACCCGAGCGTCTGCGCTAGTTGACACTACTACGGCTGTGCGACTAGCCGAGCTCACTAACAACGCTGCCAGTGCTCACGAGTTATCACGTATGCTCAACACTATCGCCACAACTGCTGTTAAAAGTGGCTTCACCGGTGCGTATCCTAAGGGGGACGTTTCTCAAGCTATTGCTGACTACGCTAAAGAGCTCTATTCCTTTAAAGCGCAACTTAAGCACCAAAAGTTCGAACTGCCGAGCCC